TCGCCCGAGCGCTTGTCGATGCAACACGCGGCGATGTCTCTGTCCAGGGTCCAGGGGAGATTGAGGAGTTGCGGACCATCGCCTTCCTTATCCCTGTCGATGGCCCACATGAGCACGCGCTTGCGTGGAGCCAGTGCCTTGGCGTACTCAGCATCTCCCGCCGCCTGTGCTCGGGCGCGCTCCTCGCAGACCGGGCACGGCTCGTCCCGCATTTCCTTCAGGCACAGATAGGACTGGCGGTCGCTCCCGACACCGTAATGCACCCAGAGATCGATGCCCCAGTGCTTGGGATCCTTGAAGGTCGGCGGCATCGGCCGGTAGGTGTGGTCACCCTCCTTCGTGATGATGACTGGGAACTCCTGAAGGAAGAGGCTGTCGAACGCCCCTCCCTTCTGCTCCGACCGTGCACGTACGTCCTCGGCCTTTCGAGGCTCGTAGTGGAACCTCTTCCGGGCCGGTGCGGCCTGCCTGCTGCTACTGAACCTTCCCATGCTTCTTCTCCCTTCGTCTTGTTGTAAAGGCCCGTCGCAGGGCATCGATCTTCCCGGTGAAGAACAATCGCCCCGCCAAGTAGGCCAGGATAGGTACGACCATGATCAAGCCGGCAACTATTAAGAGAACTAAGAAAACATCGATCCCATTCATTTCCTGCCCCCTGCTTTGCGCTTCTCATTGATGGCCTGGCGGGTCTTATTATAGGCAACCTCGCCCGCAGCACCGCCAGTGACCGCCGATTTCTGAAAGTAGTTGGAACGAAACTGGTTCCCAAGCTCCTGAATCATGTACGCCCGCTGGCTGAAGGACTCCTTCATCACCTGTAAGAGAGATGCATCTGTACATTGATCCAGGTATTCCCGAGTGGCCTTCAGGATGTCCGGGTCCATCTCCAATTTGGCCGCCACAGCGGCCTCCGTGAGCTTCTCTCCAGCCGCCACAGCCTCCGAACGGATCGCCAAGCTCCGTTCCGCTTTCACCTGTTTAAGCTTGGCATCCAGCGAGTCCCTCTCACTGACGGCGAGAACATACGCCTCGGAGACCTCCCAATACAACTGCGGTTGATTCAGGGCGGCATCGTCCAGCCGGTTCCGATCCAGTAATAACTGCTGTTCCCAATCTTTCATAATCATGATCATTTCTCCATGAACTAAATTCGTCTCGACACCCTCTCTATACACCACCCGGTTCGGAATCGACTGAAAATATCAGGTCACCCAGGGACGTCAAAATCGGGGCCATCCCATCCTGGTCCCTGCATGGCTCCCGAAAGGCATACATAATCTCCAGTGCCCGACACGCCTTCTTCCCATCAGCACTACGGGCCACCTTCGAGAACCACGCCAGGATCGATAGCCGGATGCTCTCGGCAGATTGACCGTCCGCACCTTCCAGAATCTTCATGGCCTTCCCCCAGGGCAACCGGCCTTCGAGGAGCCCCCGGAAGAGTTCGGGGAGTTCCGTTTCCTGGGCCCGCCTGACGATCTCGGACGCCTCCTTGACGGTCCGACACCCAGCGCACTGCGCCAGGTAGGCGATGGCCTGCCGCGGACTGCCGTCGGATTGCTTGCTGAGGTAATCCAGGATGTCCTCCCCCACGACCATCCTTTCAATCTTGACGATGCCGGAGAGGAGATCGAAGAGGTCATCCGGCCGAACGGGTCGCAGGTCATAGGCGAGACACCGTGTCCGGATCGTCTTTGGGATACGGCCAGCATCGGTGGAGCAGAAGATCCAGTACACCCCCAAACCAGGTTCCTCCACGCTCTTGAGGAGCGACTGCCATGCTTGGCGGCTCAGGGCGTGCGCCTCGTCCACGATGATGACGCGCGCCGACCCACCACCGAACGTGGTGAACCGGAGACGGTCCGTGATCTTCCGCATGTCGTCAATGCCGGTAAATGTGGCCGCATCGATCTCCCAGAGGTTCCCTGGGAGGCACCCCACATAATCGGCGATGATCCTGGCCAGGGTGGTCTTGCCCACCCCGCTCGGACCCGTCATCAGGAAGGCGTGGGCTGCCCGCCCTTTCAGTGCCGAGCACAGGCTCTTGACCACGGCGGAGTGCCCGACCACGTCATCCCAGGTCTTGGGGCGATGCTTGAGCAACAGGGATTCTTCATTGGCCATGATAGGTACTCCTTCACCAAGAGGTCCGTTCCGGGTCCACGTAGATCATGTTTTTCCTCCGTAAAAGAAACTCTGGACACACACACAGAGTACCCCGTCAAAACGGTGAGAGGTTCTCATCCTTCCCATTGGGGGATTGAAGCGACCGCGTCACATTCTCACTCTGCGAGATTGCCTGCAGATGCCTCGGGTTGCAACAGTCTTTGATGCAGCACACATGATCCACCACACACCCATCAGGGATCGGCCCGATGAAGAACGTGTACGCGAATCGATGGACGAATACCGGGGGGATCCTCCGATCCTTGTTGCTACGAAACCAGCCATACCCATTCCCCTTAATTGCGCCCATCCAAAGCCAGCAACCGGTCTTTGGATAGAACTCGATCTTGTCTGTGAACCTTCGGAGGACTCGGAAGTTCTCCGGCTTGAGGAAGGGGATCACGTGGTACTCCTTTTCATCTCCTCGACATTATCGAACGCCCCCACATCCTCCTGGTCCAACCAGTTCGGACCACGGGTCACCTCAATGCTCAATGGCACCCGGAGCTTTATGAACGTCGGGTGCAGACACTCGTCCACAACCAGTTCCAGAAGTTCATCGAACATGGACTTGCGAACATAGAACGAGAGGTCGTCATGGATGTTAATGACGAACAGGATGTCCCGCCATAGGTCGTTCTCGACCACCCGGTTGAAGATCCTGTTCGAGGCGTCAATCACAATGTCTGAGGCCGCCGACTGGATAGGCGTGTTCACCTTCATGAAGTTTGACATCGGTGCCCAACGCCGCCGCCCAGTAATGGATTTCACATACCCATATTGATCGAAGAACCGCAACACCCGACCCTGCCACGCCTTGACGCCTTTAAACATCTCCCAAAAGTCCTCGAACACTGGTGCCAAGATCCGAACCGGCATTCCCAAACGGGCAGCGCACGCCTCAAGCGACGATAAGTAAAATGCCGGGAACACAAGATTGCTCTTCGTGTCCCGGCGGAGGTCCTTCATTCGACCACCACGGTCTTGAAGGAGCGATGGGTAGGCGTCAGCCAACTTTTCCGCCCAGTACTGGTGAACATCAAAACCATCAAACAGCGCATTCTGAATTACCGGGTCGCCGCTATCCTCAGCGATGATCCGGTACTCGATCTGCCCATAGTCGGCACACAGGAACTCGAACCCTGGCGGGCAATCAATCTGCCGCCGAAGTTCCTTCTGATCGCCGTCGCGCTTCGGCCAGTTCTGCATGTTGAGGCTTTCACTGGCCAGCCTAGTCGTCGAAGTCCAACACGGCTTGAAGCTTGTATGCACCCGACCGTCGGGGTAGATATCCTTCCCACCCACAGAAAGGTTCTCAACGTAGGTCGAGCACATCTTCCTCGCCGCCCTGGCCTTCCGAAGGGCCGCAGCAACCGGGTGCTTCATGGCTATCAGGGCATCATCATCCGTCGAGTACTTATCCCGACGTCGCCCCGCATCCAACTTGAGGAAGTCCCTGAAGAATCCAACCACTTGCGGAACACTATATGGATTAAATTCACCCGTAAGACGAACAAACCTCTTCACATCCTTATCCGCCTCGATGACCGACAAAGACTGCTTCTCTATTGAGGTGTACTTCTTCAGGTTGGCCTCCACCTCTTGCTTGTTAACCACCAGACCGATCTTCTGCGCCCACACGAGGGTGGGAACCCGTTCGATCTGCAACCGGTACGCCTGCTGGAGACGTTGCTTACGAATCTCATCCAGAATGACCGGGAGCAGAAGGGCCGTCCATTTGGAGTCGAGCCCGTTGTATCGGAGCACATCGGCCAACCGATATCCAGCCAGCTTCTTCTTGTCCAGTGGGCTCAGGGACTTCACATCAAACCCGAATCGGTGCATTGTGCAGAACCCAAGATCCAGTGTATCCGGGTCGCGCACATCGAGAACATATTCCCCAGCCATTGTGTCATCCCACCCACCGACACGAAGGACACCCTCACCGAACAGCCATGCCAACCATTCCAACTCGAACGGGAGGTTGTGTGCAACCTTAGCCGCCGAGCTGAACACAAATCGTCGGAGAATCGTCGTTGCCCGATCACGGAACTTCCTGGAAGCCTCCGGGTGGTCAATGGGAAAAGACATCGTCCGGCTCCCATCGCTGATCGAGGCAGTCAGGACCTTGGCCCCCTCAGCGTATGGGCGGAGCCCCACAGTCTCCAAATCCAGAGCGCCGGTAATTAGGGGGCCCTTGGCAATAATGTCCGTAACGAACCGGTCCAAATCCCCCCAAGATTTATCACTCCCCGTGCAGAGCTCAATGTCCGCATCGGCGCCATCCGGACCCTTCGGGCCTTCACATTCCGGCAGGCGGTCAATCTCATTCTGGACGCGCCAGAGATCCCGGTGGAAGGTGTACTTCCAGTCATCGCCTGTTAACTTATCCGAATCCCGGCCCTCGCTCCCTTGTCGGTTAATGAAAGACGGGTGCAGACATGGGAAGACCCAACACACATGATCACCGATTCTGGCCGGGACATAACGTCCGCGCCACTGCTTGATGCCGGAAACACCCAAGGTCCACTTCATGGCCACGTTGCCAAGGGCAACGATAACCTTCGGCTTCGTCCAGGTGATGTCCTCCTCCACACTCGACCGGCATGCCGCCAGCTCGATATCGGTGGGATCCCGATTCTTCATCCCGTCGGTGGGACGGCACCGGGCACAGTTGTGAATGCGGTGCGGGATGTCCTCCTGGATGTCCGACCGAAGGAGTCGTCCGGCCCGGCCAACGAAGGGGACCCCCTCGCGGTCCTCCTCTTCGCCGGGTGCCTCTCCAAGATAGTAGATCTTGGGGTGGGTTGATCCAACTGCCGATATCTTGGGATGCATGAGATCGGCCTTGCTGAGCGGGCAGGCACGACATCCCATCTTAGCGACGTGGTCCATCTGCCCCTGACGCGGGTCGGGGGCCGGTCCCGCCATTTCCAACCGGGTCGCAAAAAGATCATCCGACATCTATTACAGCTCCGCCGCGCCGATCCCAATCAGGTATCTCAACGATCTCGGTTTGCCATACGAGAGAACGATGGCACCCGAACCAAGTCCCATCCGAACCCCACCATCCAATGCGGAGATCCACCGGCGCGGATCCACGGTGAACTTCCTGGACTCTGCGCCCTCCCAAGGAACTGTGTCCCGGATAGCCGCCACACCCCTCACCTCAGCATCGATCAGCATCTGGCCACGTTCACAGGTCACCGTACACTGGTTGAACCCACCGGAATCGAGGACGATCACGGCACGCCGGAGAACATCTTGAAGACCGCTCGGGACGCCCACGAGTTCTGTTCCAGAATACTGGTTGAAGATCTGGTGGTACATGTTCGCGTCCACCTCGGCGTTCAACCTGGAGATCATCCAGACGGTGTCGGTCCTGATCTTCAGGTGGCTCTCGGCCGTCGCCTCCCACCGGGCCCCCTTCAGGTTCTCCCCCAGACCCACGATGGCGTCAATCGATTCCGGAGGAATGCCAATAACACCTCGGAACTGGTTGGACCCAACTTTCGGGGCGGGGATCCGAACACGAATACCCATCGGACCGTCCGCCGCCAACCATTCCTGGTTCCCATCTTCGGCGACTGAGAGGGTGACCCCGCAGAGCTTCGGCCTGACAACCTCCCGGCACATGACCTTGGAGATCTTGGAGAGGACGTCGATTATGTCCTCCGGAACGGCCAGAGTGGGTCCATCCTCGGTCGGGAGATCCAAGGGGAATTCCTCGGATTGGATGACCGGGAGGTCCACATTGGCCCCGCCTAATCGGAACCGAATGGTTTCCTTCTCCACAGATACCTTGGAGATGCTCTCCACGGTCGTCGCCGACAGGAGCTCCTGGATGAGTTTCCCCTGGAGACACCCCTGCATAGCACCGGTCGAGGCGCTACACCCGATTGCAAAGATGTTGTTGTACGCCACGACCTCCTTCCCAGTGAACAGGAAGCACCCAAAGACGGGGCTGATCGCCTGCTTGACCAGTGCCGGTGCCGCCACCTTCAGGGCATCCAGAAGCTTGACCCGATCTACCACACCCGAGGGTTCGTCTGACGTCGGGGGCGCCTCGCTCCTAGGGGTTTGCGCGGCCTTCGGCGTAAAACTGCGCTTCGACTTTTGCGTCGGCATTGCTATCTCCTATCTCTTTCCCCAATAACCACCAACACCAGGGCAGTCTCCATTATTTCACTGGCTCGTTCCACACCTTCATCCATGCCGCCATCATCGCTCACTCCAGTCCAAGGCACAACTGCTCCCGAAGCATCCGCCGGAGTTCTTTCCGGCTGGGCGGGTGCAACCCAAGTGTACGGCACAGCTTCATGTACTTAATGTCCGAACCAGCGAACGCCCTGATGGACACATACCTTCGGACCCACTCCGGAAGCGAACCGAAGTCCAGACTGGCGTCCGCCACCACCGTCCTTATACTCCACTCAGGGTCCACCACTCGAGAAATCTGTCGCTGGTTCTCTTCTGCACCGGCATCCACCCGCCGCCTCTTGGTGGATCTCCTGGCCAGGGAGAACAGTCGGTTCCGAACCGAGGCCCCGTAGATGTTGGCTAGATGCTCTTCGGAGACCTTGCCCCCATAACGGGCTTGGACCTTAAGCCAGATAATCAGGGCTTCCTCATAGAGGTCGTCCAGATCATACTCCCGGCCCACCCGCCAGGCGTAATGCGCCAGGAAGTTCCTGGTCCACATCTCTATCCTCTCCCCCATATCCGGAGGGAAATCCACGTCACTTTTTCTCACCGGAAGGCTCCTTTCAAGTCAGAACTTCGCACGTCCCGCCTTCACATCCGCGAGCAGATCCTTTCCTTCCCGAAGAGACGCCAGGATGCGCGTCTCAATGCTATCACGCATAAAAAAGTCATAGTAGAACACATGTCTATCCTGCCCAGGACGCCAGCACCTTCTTTCGCTCTGCTGTCTGATGATGGGGCTCGTCGGCGACTCATAGTAGAAGACGTAGTTGGCCACCTGGAGATTAAGGCTTAGGGCCGCTGCCTGATTGTTGGCCAGGAGTACCCGGTGGCGGTCATCTTGGCCGAATGCCTCCAGCACCCGGTCCTGGTGCCGCTCGCCGCTCCAAAGCCGAAGCACTGCCAGGCCCAGCCGATCCATCTCCTCGGAGAGCCAGTCGCCGCTGGCGCGGTACTCATGGAAGATGACCACCCTGGACCCGGAACTGACCTCGGCCAGCTTGGACAGCATCTCCTCCATCTTCAGGTTGGGGAGGCGTGCCTCTACCCGCTCGCCCCCATCGGTCTTGACGACTAAGAGTCCACTGGCCAGGTAACGGAGCCGGTGAAAGATGTTCTCCATCTCCCTGGGATTCTTTCCGGAGGCCCGGATCGCCTCGATGGCCTTATCGTAATGCAACCTGGATTCCTTGTGCCAGTTCACCGGGTGCTTGGTGAAGATCTGCTTCGGCATGTCCCGAACTTCCTGGATGTCAAACCGGATGCTCCTGGACTCGATCATGTTGGCGAGTTTCGGGATCATGCTCTTTCGGAAGACCCACACGTCTTTATCGTGCCATCCCTTGGCCTTCCTGAAGAACGCCTCGCGGAAGAGATTAAACGTCCGGCCGAGGGCCTTCCCCCGATCCACCGCGTAGAACTGGCTCCAGAGATCCCCGGGGTCCTTGCCGAAGGGGGCGGCAGTCAGGGCGTACCTGTAAGGTACGAGCCCGGAATCCGCCAACCATGCCGCGGCCCGGAAGCACAGGGCCTTGTCGCTCTTGATGGCCGTGGACTCATCATAGACCACCATCTGGAACTCACCGGCCATCCATTCCAGTGCCTCCAGATCGAGTGCCCACCCCCTCCGGCCTTGCTTCGTGACCATGCGGAGCCAACCCATGTAAGTAGCGACGACCACCTCAGCCGAGTTGACGACTTCCTCCCTAGCCTCCGGGGTTCCAGAGAGCACCCGGAGATCCAGGTCGGGCGTGTGCTTTCTGTTCTCTATGTTCCATGTGGCCTGAGATCCTCGGGTGGGTACGAGCACCAGGACGCGTCGCACCTTGCCTGCAGCCATCAAACACCTGGCCACATCCAGTAGGGTCTTCGTTTTGCCGAGCCCCATATCGAAGAGGAGCACCAACCTCTTGTGCCATAGGCAGGCCGGAAATCCGATCCGCTGGTGGTCCCACGGATGGGTGTGAAAGAGGGCCCACGGCCGGAGTGCTGCCAACCTGGATTCGATCTGATCCCCGTCCAGATGACGCCACGGCTCCAGGCTCGGCAAGTGCCGGTTGAGATACTGCCCGATGGCACTCTTAGCGATCATCTTCCACACCCCAGCCGCTGCCCGCGTCATCATCATCCGGATCTTCTTCATCCGGTCCCCGCTTGGGAATCATGCCCCAATACCTCTTGTCCATCCTGGCCGACGCCAAACAGAATTGTCCGAGTGCGTAGTTCTGGCTGATGAGGACCGTCATCCCATCGGCCTCATTCCTGGCCTCGTTCACAGTCAGCCGCGCCAGGCCCAGGCCCTTCTCAGCATCCGTCTGGCTGTAATAGATTCCTACGTCA